CATGACGGTCAATTGTTACGTGCTCTGGACTGCTTGGGTCATGAATGTTTTCGTAAAAACTACGAACTTTGTGACCACCTAATACATCTCGTGGATGTTCTCCAGCCTGAATTCTTTGTGCTTTTTCAACATTTTTTCTAATGAGAGAACTTGGAGAATCTCCAGTTTTTACCAATTGATGAGCGTATGCAACGTTTTTGTTCCAATCTGTAAGAGGAGATAAGGCAGCGATAATTCCCGCTCCTTTAGTAACGTCTCCACCACCAACCCGTTTGGCTTCTTCGTGTGCTTTTTCGTACCATTCAGAGCCTCCTTTACGAAGTGCTTCTGTAGCCTCTGCGTGTTTTTTTACAATGTTGTCTACGTGAGATTGAAACTGTTCTTTTGCTAAGTTTCTGTCGAAACGACCATGTTCGTTAACTCCAAAGTACGCCATTATCGCCACGCAGGTTTCAAGTAAGCCAACATATTTTGGCGACGAACATCAATTTGACCTGGAGCATCAGATACAAGATTTGATTTACCATCATTAACAAGATGTGGTGCAGGAGTTAGTTGTGTCTGTGGTGCAAAGCGTGGTGCACGATAAACAACGGCGCCTCTGCTTGCATCAGGTACCGCACGCATTTGACGCATAATTCCCATGTCAGGTGTGAATTCTTGTGGCCAGTAGTACATCGATGGCTCGATGCGCTCACCTTTGTGTACACCACGTTGATATGCCTTCTGGTTTACACGGCTCTTTACAGAGTCAAGAAGCCTGTCATCACGACGAGAACGAATTGTTCCTAAATAACCGTCTGGATACTCTGCAGAAGGTACGCGACCAACACCGATACGCAGAGCATCCATGTTGTCGTGCGCTACAGGTGTTCCTGCACCGCCTTGATTGTTATAACCATAAAATCCACCAGCACCAAGTGATTGCCAGTTCTGATTAGCAGAAAAGTTGTTTGAGCCTGTTGGCATCAGACACCTCTATTTCTGCGATTTTTTGCAATCTTTGAGTAAACCTGACCAATAGTTATTGGTTTTCCTTTATATGTTGCTCCACGACTTAACAGAACTTGCTCTGTTGCATCTTTGCCTCGTGGTCTAGCAGCCATTCTTTCAGGTGCACTTGTTCCTGTTTCAGTTTCTTTAAACTCAGGTTCGGTCTCTATACCCTTTACTTTTCTGCTGAAATAGATATTGCCACCTTCAGGACGACGAACGTCTGTTCCACCTAAATCGTAACCAGCAATCTGTTTGCCTTTTTCACCAGCAGAACGAGCCTCATTAAGAGTTTCGTATTTTCTACTGACATCTTGAAACATTTTTCCGCCAGACTTCCAAGCACCGTGATACTCCCTACCTGTTGCCTGTACTTCTTGACCTTTAAAATAATACTTAGCCTGGTCTGCAGTCAATGGTGCTTTACTAATTTGTTCAGCACCTGGTTTAGAAACCATAACTCCAGGACCTTGGGCTTCTTGTAGCGTGTTAAAGTTCCTGCTTGCTCCACCCAAGTTGGCTAATCGCGCAAACTCTGAATGACTCAGCATTAGACACTTCTTTGGTTTACTGTTGGTGCTGAATTGTCATCATTAAATTTATAAACAGAACCAGCACTTCTTTTTGAATATGGCAAAGGACGTCCCTGGCTCATGTCTCGTGTTTTCCACGCAGTGCGTGATTCGTATGTGCCACGAGTTTCAGAGCCGTACGATACGGGTGATTCGACGTCTACTTTTTGTGCCTTGTACGGGCTTGGGTTATAGTCATCGTCATCCCCGAACTGCGAAAGCGAACGAGGTTGTGATGGCATTAGTAACCGCTTGTTGTACCGTACTTGAAGTCGCTGCCAGCCTTAGAAGGAATCATCTTTGCATTTGCAAGAGTTGCAGATGCTTCGATTGAATGAACTGCTGGAAACTTTGCTCCAACAACATAGCGTGCACCCATACGTTCAGACTGTGCTGCATTTCCTGCAGGCACATTCTTACGATTTGCTTTATTTGCACTTACTGGGTCGCCAGCCTGTGTGTTCTTCTTAGGCATTAACTTACCTTTTAGAGGCTTTGCACTCACATTTGTTACGCCAGAATAATCTGCGCCAACATAACGACGTGGGCTTGCAGAGTGTGCTGCAGATGCAAGAACTTCTTCTGGGGTATCGATGTTTCTATTTTTCATGGTACCTACCGATTCTGAGTGACTTGATGGAGCACCTGTGCGACGGCGCATAGCGTGTCCCAAACCTGACCAATTTGCCATAATAAAACTCCCTTGCTTACCCCAAGGATAAGCCTGTTTTAGTTCGCTGTAATGGCGAATACAATGGCTGATATCTCTCCATCACGACTTTCAATGGTCGTAAAACCTGGTTTGCAGAGGAGGTCCATGCCACGAGGAGCGACATAGCCACGAGAGATAGCAATTGCTTTTACTGCTTGATTTACTGCTCCAGCACCTACAGCACGTAGTTTTACTTCGCGCTTTTCATAAATTGCATGCGCAATTGCGGAGGCTACTGATTGAGGATTAGAGCCAGCACTAACGCGAAGAAAAGGTTCTTCTGTAGAAGTTACTACTGTTGGTTCTTGTGTCGACACGATTGATAGTCCTTTGGTTCCGATGTGATGCCACTCCTAGGACTAAATGGTAAGACTAAACCCTTGCCTGGTCTCGGTATTTGGGGTCCTTCATTTGCTCGACTACTGATTCCTCGACCTTGTCTTGAGAGATTCCTGCTGCCAACCTAGCCAAGGCATAAGAATCGGCTGCGTTATCGTCGTTGAACTCTATACCCCATCTCTTATACATCTGTAGGAGCATCTCTTGTTTTTTTGCGTTTCCTTTACCTGCTGCATACTTCTTCAGGGTCATAGGAGGAACCAATACAGGGAATTTAATCTCATCATCAAAGTAGTCATAAATTGTAAGTTTTACAAGGGCGGACAGTTCTCCCAAAACCAAGGCTGAATGACTGGCAAGAACAGTTCCTTCCATTGCAATCTTTTTAATAGTGTGGTTTTCTGATATGTAATCAAAGTGGTCAAATAAAAACTGTCGTATGTCTACAAGTCGTTCTATACCAAAATATGGAGACTTGTACACCCAAGTTTGATACTGATTGGGGTCAGAAACTGCAAGAGCAGTAAAAGCAAATCCAGTAAGGGATTGGTCAATTCCTATGGATACTAACTCTCCGTCTTTTAAATTTCCGTCAAAAGATTTTGTGGGCATCGCGACCAATCAACCTGGTTACGTACGCCTCAAGTTCTTCGAGGGTACCATTATTAGGAACATAGGCTTCAAAGTAAGCACCATCTAATTCAGTTTCTGAAATGTGGTTGTTTACTGGTCCTACACCCTCTCGTAAAACTCTCCAAACTCTTCCTTGCTCTTTTCGTATAAACTCTACTTCGTTTTTAAACCTAACATCTGAGACAACTACGTTATCCATATAATAGTTTATATCTTTAAAAGCAGCCTGTATCCACACATCTTCAGAAATTAATTCTCTACCTGCAAGACCGACTTCTTGCAATAATCTACGAGTCTCTGTTCTTGATTTTGCTAATTCCCATCCAAACTCTTTAACCACTTCGTTTACTCTGTGACCGCTTTCAAGAATAGGGTTAACTTTAGTTACAAATGAACGTATTGGGTCAGCAAAAGCACGTCGTTGAAATCCAAATTTTTCAACAAGTATTTTAGCAATCTCATCTTTTCCAGAACGAGCGTATCCCGATAACCCAATAATCATACAAATTCCCTTCTTGGTCCACCAGCGGTTCTGCGAGTTATTTCTCTTGATACAAGAGTTATGTCTCGTTCTTGATTGTTGAGCATCATCTCTAGTATCTTGCGACGAGCGTACTTCTCTTCAAAATCATTTTCTAAGTCTAAAACATCCTCATCAATCGCTATCTGTGCACGTATTAGAGTTACTTTATCACCTTTAGTTGCGGCTCCCATCTTTTCAACCATAAGACGATTAGTTTTTAAGTCTAGCGTTCTCTGTGCTGCTCGTTCAGTTAATTGAGCCTCTGCAAGTTGTGAAGCGGTGTAGTCAGCCCATCCAGTAAGAATGGTAAATAGTTCAGCCAACTGCTCACTACTTAAAGAGGTTATGTCTGGTGGTAAAGGAGTTAATGCATAAGTTGGTTTTGGAACTAACGCTGCTGGGTCTACGGAATCAAGTCGCATTGCTTACATCCATCCTCTGAAACATTGCACTCAGGCATCGTATCAGCCTCTACGGCATTCACTACTTTCCTTGCGGCATTAAAAACTCTTTCTACAATTTCAAAGTTTGCTTTAACCGTAAACTCTTTGTAATCCTGGTCTGCTTTAAGTTCGTAAATAAAAACTATTTCATTAGGGGCTTCATCTCCATACATACGTTTTGCCAGTTCTAAGTACATTTGACCCTGCAATAAATGGCTGTGAAATGGTCTACGGATGTTTTTCCACGCCTTGGTAAGGTCATGGTTTGCATCCATAAGTAGTTCAGGAGCCTCATATCTGAGAGTTCCAGCACCTATAGATTTAATTTCTATAAGGCAGTCTTCTCCAAGGTCTTTTACCCAACCGTCCGTATGACCCGCGATACGCAAAGATTCGTCTCGTAGAGCAACTTCTCCGTACTCAAGGACATCGCAACCGCAAGTTGCGCATTCTTGTGGAGACAACCCAAAAGTAACGTTCTTGCAGTAAATGCAGTTGAACTTTCCGTATAGGTTGCCCATCTCGTAAAACCGATTCTGCCATTTTTCATGAATGGCATGTCCTTCATCAAAGATGTT